ATAGCTTTTTTCTATAGTGATCCTATTAATACAATTAATATAATTGATAAATTGTTCAATAGTTAAGTAAGTAAATTAATAGGTAAAGCAACTGTCAGAAAGTTTGGAACAATGCCAACCTATTCGCCCCTCGGGTAAACCCTATTTTTTATAGGTGCTACTGACATGGGTACCCTACTGATCGGAGTGTTGAGCAACACTTAGTCAGTTTTGGTAATCTGGTCTGGTCAGGTTAGCCAGCAGCGTAGACTTGCACAAAAGATTGGCGCATCGAATGGGCAGAGGGAAGGGATTGTGCGTGCCCTATTCCGTTCTCCCCCCATAGAAAATTACAGTTTTTTGGTAATGGTGTTATCCGTCAAATTCACTGTTTGAATATCGCAGTACAAAACCCTACTCTTGATATTTTCTAAATTAAAGACATTGAAGGTTGTCCAAATAGGACCTGTAGCCACCCCTTCTATGGAGTAACAGTACTTGGATAGGCATCCAATGTCAGTCACATCCATCCCCATCTCTAAAGTCGATAGGCACATCCCTGTGGGATTGGTGGTAATCACCCTCTTGCCAGCGTTTAATAGCTCTTTTACCCGCTTGTTAAAGAATTCATGAGAGAAGTTTGGCAATTGGTTTGATTTTGGCTCTGCGTTAATTAGCAGGGTATCAAAAGACATGGGTAAGGGAGCGTTTAAGGCAGGGTACTCAAAGAGTAAATCCTCCCTACAAGCTATGGGGTTGTCTACCCCTAAGAGATTAGACAAATGATCGAACCAGGATAAGTAAAACAGCACCCAATTAGACTGTAGTGGGTGGGTATAAAAATAGTTATCGCGCCCAATCCAGGCGTTGACTGCTGTGGGTGGTATGTAAAGATCGGCTAAGGTAATCGCTGTACCCTCGGTCAAGGGTAATAGCTGAGCGTGGTGCATGGGATTGCAGTGGTGAACAATGTCCTCCCCCAAGGGAAGTTGCAAGCGCCTGAGATAATTAAGGTGTATAAGGTTATCACCAAGGTGATACTCATTGTATGTTTCTAACATAGTGTGTATTATCAGATTAAATAGATTAAGGAGAGTATATGTCAATTGCAGTGGAAAGTAATATTCCATTACCTTCTGAGAGGACTAAAAGATACCCTTACAAAGAGATGGAGTTGGGTGAGTGCTTCTTTGTGCCAGAGTCTAAGATTCAAATTATTTGTAATGCAAACTACAAGGCACAAAAGAGGACAGGCATGAAATTTACCGCTAGGCGGGAAGGCAACGGAGTGCGAGTATGGAGAATAGAATGAACGGCAAAATGAATGGTGAAATGAGCGCAGTAGAGTACATTGAAACAGCCAATGACCAGGCTAAGAAAATGTATATGCAACGGATCTGGGAAATGAACAAAGATCAGATTTTTCATGAATTGATGCGGGTGCATGGCGAGTCCTCCAAGCTCTTAGCCCAAGCTACGGCTGAGATCACTTATTTAAAGTCGCTTCTTGATAGCCCAGAGGATGCGGATGCAAGACATTGAGCGCTTGAGAATAGAGCGTTTGTTGTTTAAAGAGCAGATGAATAAAGCCATTGCCTGTAAAACCAAGAAGCAAAAGATCAAGTTGGCAGGTACTTGGAAAAACGCCTATAGTGAAATGACCTATACCGCCCTGATTGATCTAGCCCGTAACCATCAGGCTAGGCTAAAAGTGGCGGACTGGGATCTAGAACACTTTGAGATTAAAAAGCAGAATGGGCATAGATGAAAACCGCAGCCGTAGTAACTGTTACCAACGGTAAAAGAGCTATTGAATTAGAGAAGTGTATTGCAAGCATTGCTAGTCAGACCTATCCTTGCCAGCATTACATCTTGTGCGATCAGGACTTTAATCGTTTTGCCGAGCTAAAGCGCTTATATCCAAATGTGCTGTTGTGTTATTGGGATGCCAAAATTGGTGGTGATGGATGGGCTGGTCAACGCTGGCTATCTGCTGCGCCTATGTTAATTACTGAAGATGTCACTTTCTTTTGCAATGATGACGATTGGTACGAACAAAATCATGTCCAGACCATTATGGAGAAGATTGGAGAAGGGTATGACTGGGCTTACTCTTTTCGCAAGATACACGATGAGAAAGGCAATTTTCTTCTTTTTGATAATTGCGAAGCCCTTGGGGAGGAAAGCTCCGTTTGGAATATACCGAATCACCACTTTGTTGACTGGTGTATGTGGGGCATGAAAACCCCTTTTTTAAAGCAAATTGCGATTGTTTTAAATGATTCCAGCCCACAAGTAGATCGTATGTTCTACGCTACTGCAAAAAAAGTCTTTCCCAACTTCACCAGTACCAAACAACATACCTTTAATTTTAGGCTTGGTGGTAGTTGCGGGGTGCAAAAGGAATTCTTTGAAATCGGCAATCAGGAAATATTAAGGCGTTTTAATGGCAATCTTCCCTGGATCCTGACATGAACGGCTTTAATCTAAAACACTTTTACAACTTTTGCGCCCAACTCCAGATTGAAACTAAGGAGCAGGGCTTAAAAAAGATGGGTACGCTTTTGGGTAGCCAGACCTATGTAATGAATGAAGTCAAAAAAGGTTTGGATGAGGGCGTTCACTTTTTTGTTATCTTGAAAGCTTTCAAGATAACAAAAAAGTGAACGCCCTCATCCAAACCTTTTTTGACTTCATTCATTACATAGGTCTGGCTACCCAAAAGCGTACCCATCTTTTTTAAGCCCTGCTCCTTAGTTTCAATCTGGAGTTGGGCGCAAAAGTTGTAAAAGTGTTTTAGATTAAAGCCGTTCATGTCAGGATCCAGGGAAGATTGCCATTAAAACGCCTTAATATTTCCTGATTGCCGATTTCAAAGAATTCCTTTTGCACCCCGCAACTACCACCAAGCCTAAAATTAAAGGTATGTTGTTTGGTACTGGTGAAGTTGGGAAAGACTTTTTTTGCAGTAGCGTAGAACATACGATCTACTTGTGGGCTGGAATCATTTAAAACAATCGCAATTTGCTTTAAAAAAGGGGTTTTCATGCCCCACATACACCAGTCAACAAAGTGGTGATTCGGTATATTCCAAACGGAGCTTTCCTCCCCAAGGGCTTCGCAATTATCAAAAAGAAGAAAATTGCCTTTCTCATCGTGTATCTTGCGAAAAGAGTAAGCCCAGTCATACCCTTCTCCAATCTTCTCCATAATGGTCTGGACATGATTTTGTTCGTACCAATCGTCATCATTGCAAAAGAAAGTGACATCTTCAGTAATTAACATAGGCGCAGCAGATAGCCAGCGTTGACCAGCCCATCCATCACCACCAATTTTGGCATCCCAATAACACAACAGCACATTTGGATATAAGCGCTTTAGCTCGGCAAAACGATTAAAGTCCTGATCGCACAAGATGTAATGCTGGCAAGGATAGGTCTGACTAGCAATGCTTGCAATACACTTCTCTAATTCAATAGCTCTTTTACCGTTGGTAACAGTTACTACGGCTGCGGTTTTCATCTATGCCCATTCTGCTTTTTAATCTCAAAGTGTTCTAGATCCCAGTCCGCCACTTTTAGCCTAGCCTGATGGTTACGGGCTAGATCAATCAGGGCGGTATAGGTCATTTCACTATAGGCGTTTTTCCAAGTACCTGCCAACTTGATCTTTTGCTTCTTGGTTTTACAGGCAATGGCTTTATTCATCTGCTCTTTAAACAACAAACGCTCTATTCTCAAGCGCTCAATGTCTTGCATCCGCATCCTCTGGGCTATCAAGAAGCGACTTTAAATAAGTGATCTCAGCCGTAGCTTGGGCTAAGAGCTTGGAGGACTCGCCATGCACCCGCATCAATTCATGAAAAATCTGATCTTTGTTCATTTCCCAGATCCGTTGCATATACATTTTCTTAGCCTGGTCATTGGCTGTTTCAATGTACTCTACTGCGCTCATTTCACCATTCATTTTGCCGTTCATTCTATTCTCCATACTCGCACTCCGTTGCCTTCCCGCCTAGCGGTAAATTTCATGCCTGTCCTCTTTTGTGCCTTGTAGTTTGCATTACAAATAATTTGAATCTTAGACTCTGGCACAAAGAAGCACTCACCCAACTCCATCTCTTTGTAAGGGTATCTTTTAGTCCTCTCAGAAGGTAATGGAATATTACTTTCCACTGCAATTGACATATACTCTCCTTAATCTATTTAATCTGATAATACACACTATGTTAGAAACATACAATGAGTATCACCTTGGTGATAACCTTATACACCTTAATTATCTCAGGCGCTTGCAACTTCCCTTGGGGGAGGACATTGTTCACCACTGCAATCCCATGCACCACGCTCAGCTATTACCCTTGACCGAGGGTACAGCGATTACCTTAGCCGATCTTTACATACCACCCACAGCAGTCAACGCCTGGATTGGGCGCGATAACTATTTTTATACCCACCCACTACAGTCTAATTGGGTGCTGTTTTACTTATCCTGGTTCGATCATTTGTCTAATCTCTTAGGGGTAGACAACCCCATAGCTTGTAGGGAGGATTTACTCTTTGAGTACCCTGCCTTAAACGCTCCCTTACCCATGTCTTTTGATACCCTGCTAATTAACGCAGAGCCAAAATCAAACCAATTGCCAAACTTCTCTCATGAATTCTTTAACAAGCGGGTAAAAGAGCTATTAAACGCTGGCAAGAGGGTGATTACCACCAATCCCACAGGGATGTGCCTATCGACTTTAGAGATGGGGATGGATGTGACTGACATTGGATGCCTATCCAAGTACTGTTACTCCATAGAAGGGGTGGCTACAGGTCCTATTTGGACAACCTTCAATGTCTTTAATTTAGAAAATATCAAGAGTAGGGTTTTGTACTGCGATATTCAAACAGTGAATTTGACGGATAACACCATTACCAAAAAACTGTAATTTTCTATGGGGGGAGAACGGAATAGGGCACGCACAATCCCTTCCCTCTGCCCATTCGATGCGCCAATCTTTTGTGCAAGTCTACGCTGCTGGCTAACCTGACCAGACCAGATTACCAAAACTGACTAAGTGTTGCTCAACACTCCGATCAGTAGGGTACCCATGTCAGTAGCACCTATAAAAAATAGGGTTTACCCGAGGGGCGAATAGGTTGGCATTGTTCCAAACTTTCTGACAGTTGCTTTACCTATTAATTTACTTACTTAACTATTGAACAATTTATCAATTATATTAATTGTATTAATAGGATCACTATAGAAAAAAGCTAT